TTCTTGACTACTTTCTTTACTACTTTTTTCTTTATTGTCCTTTTTACTGCTTTTAGGCATGTGGATCATAGCAACAGCAAAATCATTCGCTGTGCGTTTTTTACCAAACTGCGCAATGATTGCCCCCATGCTCGCAGCCAGACCTACAACGTGCGTATCCGCACCGCAGTCTATAATAGTCTGTATCAAAGAATACCCGCCAAATACGTTACCTCCAGAACTGTTGATGTAAACAGTTACATCTCTGCCCATAGAATTGTGAAACCTCATCTCTCGATCAAAGTACTCAGCACTTAAATCTGGACTTCCTATCTCCCCGTACAGCAGCATGATTGCCCTGTTGCTATCAATCGAATTTGTATATTTAGTGTTCATTATCGGACAATTTACGTAATTGGACTTGGATCAACAAATGTTATAGTCACATACCCCCTGCTGGTACCTAAAGCTGAGAAATTAGCACTGTCAAAAAACTCTGTGGCATGTCTCCCCACAGTAATAAGATCGCCTACACCAGTTCGCCACCAATACCCGGCAGGGTTACCCGCTGCTCCTGAATACTCTATTGGGTAGTAGTCAATAGTAAGATCATTACTGACTACAACTGACCCCCCTGTTATAAGGTATGACACAGGTGGAACAGGGTTAAAAGCTGTTCTGGCTACTGTAACCGCACTAACAGTATCCATATTCCAAACAGGTAAAGGAGCAGTTGCCTGTCTTATGTTCCCCAAAGGTGCTGTATGCAGCATTTCAATGGTAGGTATAAAAGCGTCAGCATCGGTTAGATCAGATATAGTCTCGTCATTATTAGTTCCCGCACCATTAACAATCGTACAGGTACGAGTTGTAAAATAATCTTTATTGGGACCATCAAAGAATGGTTTCTGCTCAATTAATTCAGCTTCTAAATGAATGTTGAATGCTCCTGATATAGTGGCTGATGAAGGAAATCTTGCAATAACTCCGTTATCTACATTAGGGAAATACGCAATACCAGCGGTAACATTGCCCGTAGTGATTACACCCCCTGACAAAACTAAGTTGGGGTTATTTACACCGTTCAATTTATTTCTAAATTTACCCCAATCAACCCCCCTAAGAATTGACTCCACAGCGTCCCAGGTCTCCTGACTTACCACTTCAGCTATAAGTTCTGTACCAAATATTGGTGCGCCTCCTGTTGGTAATGGGTTAACAACTTTTTTCATTTTAGTATATTATAATGTTGTACGTTTTGCCCGTCAGCTTTAATAGATCAACTTGCGTAGCCAACTTAGCTAAATTTGTAGTTGTAGCGTACACGCTTGGGATCTTCACCAAAAAATTATACGGATTTGGAGATGTTGACTCTGCCTCGTTTAGCATGTACACAGTAACTGGTTCTGCTTCATTATACATGTGCGATACAGACGGCTCTGCCTCGTTAAACATGTACAAAGTGGCTCCTGTATTCTGTATTGTCTCTATAATTATAAATGGTGCAGCAGTTATTTTAAATAGGAAGTTCAAGCCCTCCTGCATAACCATTTTCTGCCCTGTTAAGAACGCCTTTACATACTCATCATAAATAAAGACCCAGTCATTGTCCATCACCGTGTCCAGGGGCTTAACCAGTGAAAAACCCCAATCTACCATGAAAACGCTTCTCAACTCAGGAGGTAACAGCATGATTACCTGTGTCCTAAAATTAATCTGTCCGTAATCTTTAGCTGCTGGCATTACGTTACTGTTTCAGGTATTAAAGTTACTGTCTCATTTAAAGTGTTGGCCACAGTGTCCTCACTGATTAAGTACCCTGCTACAGTAGAGTAAGACCCTTGAACATCTACAGGAGTAGCACTGCCTAAAGGCGTGGCAAAATCTCTTGCTAAAACGTCCGTGTATATAAGTCTTGACACCCCCGGTACAGCTTGCACAGCGTCAGTTAGTTTTATCATAAACACCGTACCATTAAAGTTAACTGACTGGAATGTGGCAAAGAAATTATCTATAGCTTCAATAATAGCTGCTTTGGTCAAAACAACATCTAACTGCCCACTGTAATACACATCTACCTCAACCCTCATCCTGTCAGGTTCTTGAGATACGAATAGAGCTGTGACACCTGCAAATCCAATACCTTCCTCGAACTGTGTTCCGTAATAGTAAGAACTGGCAGCATTTAATTCGGGGGTCGTCAGTGGATCTAAATTTGGTACTACCCCCTTGGCTATTTTAATCACAACAGGATCAGCATCAATTATGGCACACCTTGTTATTATTCTCTTACTCTCGTCCACTACTGGATAATAAGGGGAGAAATCATCGTCTATTTGTATAATGTCCCCATACTGAAATAATAGCATCTGTGCCTGCAACCATCTGGCATTACCGCTAATCGAGGAAGCAGCCAAATCAGCCAAGTCCTCCTTAAAGATGTCGTGAATCTTCTCAAATGTTAGAATAGCCGCAGACACAACGGTTATCATCAGGTTAAATATAGATACCTGTGAACCCCCGTCCTCTGGGAATTTATACGGATCTAAACTTGGATACGTCCGTATCTGGACTTTAATTTCGTCCTTAATTTGTTGTAATGATCTCGCCATCTATTGTATATGTCCAAACATCTAATTCTTCCGGTACTCTATAAGACCCTAAAGTCCTCCACATTGTCGAATAAGTAAGTATTGGCTTATTCACATTGTCAAAGTCTTCACTTTCATTGATTATGGTTCTATTAAAAGTGGTAAACTGCACAGGATCAGTTTCACTGCCCCTAAGCCTGTGAATCCAGTGATCAAACTTGGTTGTCAACTGCATATCTTGTAACTGCCTCTTTTCAGAGAATTTATACCCCTCAAGACCGAAGTGAAATATAACTTGCAGTACTACATCCTGAATGCCTTGCGCACGGTTCCTGACTTCACTCGTGACGAATTGAACGAACACGGCAGGGTAAGCGAAGGCTTTCTCCGTACGCTCGACATTACCTTTATCCAGTTGGTCGTTGAATAATTCAACTGTCCTGAATTCTGGAACTTTCTCGTTAATCTGAGCCTTTATAAACAGAAACAACTCGTCCATATCTACTTTTGTGCTGCTATGTTTAAGCGTGTAACAATCATGTTTCCAATACTTTTAGCCAAACTATCTGAATGACCCATAAACTGCCTGCCAGGCATCCCACCTTTACGGGTGCCCACAGGATGATTATGCTTACCCGCATACGGGGTAGTGTTAACAACCTTAGCAGAATTTCTGCTCACGCTTGATGTACGTGTAGAAGATTTCAATCTGCCTGTGTCCACCAATATCTTTTTACCATTTGGCCTACGTTTAGCCGGCCACCTCTGTATACCGTTGTCCACAAAACCTTCAACATCAAAGTTGTGATCTATGTGCTCCTCAGTCATTCTGGCCATTCTACGAGTCATGCCGTTTATCTCTTTTCTAAACGCAGCAAACTTCCTGTGCATCCTGAAAGGAGCCTTTCTAAAAGTGTTAAACCTAGCACCGTCTGTTCGCTCTGTGTACTGCATTATTTATCGTCCTCACTTTTAGTTTCCTCGCCTTCACGTCCACTAAATGGTATTCCAATATACTCTGTAATATCAGTTCCATACGTGCGCTCAATATAACTGTCTGCGATTCTAAAGCCCATCTTAGCGATTTCACCATCAATTTTGGCTCGGTCTGATAATCTGACTTTCTCTGTGGTATCATACTTAAATCTGATACCGTCTACCTCCGCACCCACTGTACCCATATATGGTATTAACCGCGTGTTGATTACCCACTCAATATACTTGGCATCTGTATCTCCGTACATGTTGGATACATCCTCTCCAACTTTACCAACAACCCGTCCTGTATTGTTAGTAACCACGTCCTGGCCAAATATCAACTTAGCTATCTCTCCGTCACAGTATTTTAAAAACGCCTCATAAACCCTGTAGGCATCCTGACGATTCATTCCCACGTAATCCACTTCGTCATCAACATCAATAACTGCATACCCGTTGCCACCCATATCGCGCATAGCTTTAACAAAATCTTTGCGGTCTGCCCCCTGCGCTTCTGTTTTGCCAATACGCATGTCCATAGCAAATACTTCTATCCACTCAGACCAATTTTTCATAGCGTTGTCTTTCATCAACATGTAAGACGCGGAGTTGTACAGGATACTATCAGTCTTCTTACTACCCCCTACAAACATTAGTTTTTTAGCCCAAAAGCCCGTGAGGTATGAAGTTCCTTTATCCTGTCCATCTCCGTAATGTGGCACAATCATGCCAAATTCGGGCTTCACATAATCCCTATTAACATTCTCCACAGCTTCGTGAAACAAGCCTGTAGAATCTAAATAAGGAACGAAGCAATTCTTTTCGCCGTCCCATGGTCCAAACTCCACAAGGGAGAAACCCCACAGCACTTGCTCAAGTACTAACTCAATCCAATCATGAAACCATGGAGCCATAAACATCTCCCTGGCCACTCTATTTTCCTCCCCGTCCACAGTTTCAATATGAAACTCCTTATCAAGTGTTTTTAGCACTCTTGTTCTCCATTGAGCCGCGAATTCAGGGTCTCTTAGTGCTTGTGCGTATATTTTATGTAAATCAAACCTTTCATAAGTCTGTATGTTATTGCTTATTTCGACCGCATTCTTCAGAGTGAGTAAATCCTGTCTTGACTCATACGTTTGTTTCAGCTCGTGTAGCTGCGTACCAGACTTTTTACGGGTTATCTTGTTGTCTATCTTCTCGACCCCGTTAACGGAGCTTTTTACTTTAAATAGATCTTTTATGTCTGTAGCTATACTCATGGGATGATTGGTGGTACAGGAGCATTAGCAGCATCCTCTATGATTCTTGCGTCACTAAATGGTTGGCTCGTGAATTTGAAATTTGACCCTGCGACCCTCCAGCCTACAGTACTATCATCATCCTCTGGTGCGGGATCTAAACCAAAGTCAAGTTCGCCTCTTCTAGCTGCATCCAGCATCTCAATGCACCTCTCATAGGCTTTCTCCACTTTTTCAGGTACATCTCTCGGAGATATGGTCATGTGCAGGCAGTACAGTGATATATTGACCACACACTGAATGGTCAGTTTATTTCGGACATCCGGCTGCGTATCATAATCAATAGCAAACTCTGTGTCAATATCATTGACTGCTCTCAAATATGACCTTACTTCAGCCTGTGCAGTTAGCTCTGCATTATTCATCAATGCCTCCTCAGTCAGGTCAGTTAGCTCTATTCCCTGCTCAACAATCTCTTTCAAATTAGAGTTACTAATGCTAATAGTGTAGTCTGCCCAATCTATGTATTTTACATTCGCCATTACTTTTCACTAAAAAAGTTCGTTTTCTGCCAATCTTTAATAACTACTTTATCCATACTTAAAATTTAACTATTAACGCCATTACCACCAGAATAACAAATAGTGTTACTAAACAAAATACGATTGATATGAACCTGTAGAAGATGTTTTTCAGAACTTGTGCTTTCGTGGAACATGTGCTATAAAGGTAAAATATAAGTTATCCCTTTTAATATTACGAACGCTTCTACAGCGTTGGAATTGGTTGTCAATCTCTCAGCAGTACTGAAAGTTGCCGTTATCCTATCTATACCGGTGAAATCAGAATTTAATCT